GTTCTGGACGACCCCATTCACCAGCACCAGCCTTTGATACAAACTCTTGTTCTTCATTCATACCACGAATTCTTCTCACAGAACCATCAGGTTTTGCAAAGTATGCTTCAAAATCTACATGTTTAAATTCTTGCTTCAATCTTAAAAATTCTTTTAAGTTTGCCATAGAATCATCAAACAAACGTACACGTGCAAATTTACCTTGTTTCAAATAATTGTAGATAATAACATACTTAGCCTGAGCAGGTGCAAATCCTTTTAATTTACCTGCACGTTCAACTCTTACTTTGTCTATATCTAAACCATACTGTCGGAACGTATCTAAGAAAGTTTCTCTATCATCAAAATCATTTCGTGCTGTCAGAATAATCATTTGACTGCCAGGTTTATTTACAACATTACGTAGAATTGCTTTTGCTTTAGCAAACATACGTGCAATTGGTTTAGATTCTTCTTTAAATTTCTTAGCATCACGAAACTGACCAAAATCAAATTCTTCACCTTTCTTTAACTGATAGGTATTAAATTCTTGATTAGTCAATTCACGAACAACTTTACCATGCAACTTCACAGCAATTTTTGCTGTCGTATGCATTAGAGTGTCATCGATATCAAATATCGTTAGACCCGCACCTTCTGTTTTTTCTGTTAGATATTCTTGAAATGTTTTCATACGGCAAATGATGAACCACAACCACAGGTTGCAGTGACGTTAGGATTACGAATAGTAAAGTTGGAACCCATCAAACTTTCTGTATAATCTATTTCCGCCTCATTCAAATATTGCATACTCATACTATCTATAACAACGCCTACACCATCTTTTTCAAATGTAAAATCATCTTCTGCTGGTGGTAATTCTTCTATGGCAAATCCATATTGAAATCCTGTACAACCACCACCCCGCACAAAGACACGCAACTTTAATGATGGATCTTCTTCATCAATAATAGTTTTAATTTTCTTTGCAGCTGCTGTTGAAATTGTAATCATTATCCTCTCGTTAAAGTTAGAATCTTTTGCATTTGTTTTTCGATAATTGGACCACGATTAGGCCAATGAATATAAGGTTGACTTGCAGTTTTGTATAGATTCGTTAGAAAAGGCATAATAATTTTTTCTACTTGTTGAAGTCTTGCTTTATACTCTTCAACTGTTTCATCTTTCTCTGCAATGACTGCTTGATATTCAACTTCATCTACAGCACTAAATCCAAAGTCATCGTCTGCATACTCTGCTAAAATTTTATTGATATCGTAACTCATTTGCTCCATGCCTTTTGTGCTGTAAAGTTTTTATGACTGAACTCTAATCTATCTACCAATTTCAATGCGTTACCAATGTGGTCAACTGCAACAAAACCTTCTGGAGCAGTAATACGAAAGCCGTCATCGGTACGTACAAACGTGCCGATGCTCCTAATTGTTTCTAACTTACGTATAATCATAAGTTTAGCATCAACAATTAGATTCATCAAATCAAATATTGCTTTTAGTTGTACTGCATTAGAACGATAAAACCGAATCACTTCACTTTTTTCTTTAATTCGTTTTTGTTTCGTTTCTTCTTTCTTTGCTGCTAATACTTCCTTGTTTAGTTTTGTTTCAACCCACTGTATGAGTTCTTGTGTATGTTTTCTAGTATCATTAATTTTTTTACCTTCACGCACTTTAGTATTGTTGAATGTTTTTATTTGCGTTAGATATGTCTCTGATGCAGCAATACGATTTAATGTTAATACAGGTATCGATTGCAATAAACGTGATGCTTGTAATAGAATTGATGTGATTGCAGCAGTCTCTTCATCAGTGAATGTTGCTGAACCAGATGCATCAGTAAATGATGCATCACGAAACCAAACATCTTTCGTTGTTTTCAAATGTGCAATATCAATATTGAATGATGCTTTCATTGTCTCAAGTGTTTTACCAGAGTACGATGTATGGAATACCACGCCAATTTGTGCAGCAAGCATTGTTTGTGCCAACTTTGATTTTGTTGGAACTGCATATACGATTGTATTTGGTTGAAAGATGATATAATCTTCTCCATCGATTGTTTCATGTTCAATATCTCCTTTAGAGAACATCATATCACCTTGCAGAACACCTTTGATACCCAACTTAGGTAAAAATGCAAGTGCAAGTTTTAGTTTTTCATTGAGGCCTTCGCCTGGATGATTTTCGTCAATGTCATCATCTGTGTAATTCAGTTTTGCATTCTTTGCAAACACTGATTTAGTACCAACAAAGAACTTACCATTTTCTGGATTTACACCAGCAAAGATAGCAGGTGCACCATCCCACTTTGTAGTCACATTCATTTTTGTGCCTGTGTGACCAGCAAGCATATTTCGTAAAGAACGTAAAAAATTTAAGGCATTGATTGCACCAGAAGAACCATTATTCAATACATCATCCTCAAGATGTTCTAAGTGAACATTCTTGCCTTCTTTACTCTCTGTTAAGAATTCCATGAATTTCATTTTACGATATTTTTATGAAAACGCCGTTTGTAGAACTTCCTTCTTTTTTTGCAGAATAATACAAAACAGATATCCACTTACTCATCAAATCCATATTGTCAATTATTTGATATGCATTAATCCATCTTAATCCAACTAATTTTGAAGATAATCTTCCTGCTGCGTTTGGAACTTTTTTCTTTTCTTGTAAAATAGCATATTCTAATACATTCCTAAAACCTTTTCTGGTTTCTCTACCCACTTTACACTGAACATCACCAAAATCTACTTTTTTACCAGCTACTGTAGTATTTTTTATTTCTTCATAAAAATTTACCCAATAATCTATATTTTTTTGAGTCCATTTACCTGGCAAATCAATATTTGGGTCTTTTCCAGGACTTTCAGGCTTTTCTATTCCAAAATCACCTAGAAATTCTGTTAATCTTCCAGCAGATGCTTTACCCAATTTAGCAGCTGCACCCTTTGCAGTTAAATCTGATTGTACAACACCTCTTCCTTCACTATACCTAAAATTTCTATGTTGTACACCAACAATTTTACCATCAATATTGAATGTAGCAGCAGCTTCACCAGTATCAAATATTTTATCAGTAATATCTAAATTACATCTTAATGTTCCGGGTACTAATTTAAATCTCTCTGGGTCAACTTCTCTAAAACCAGTAATTTCTGTTGGGTCCTCTAAGTTAGAAACTTCAACATGAGCAACTTTTTCTGTAACATCTTTTAATGATATTCCATATAGTATACCCATTTTAAAATATTTTCTCATCAAACCATTTAATGCTTGTAAGTTTATATCTTTATCACCACCTGTACAAACTTTTTTTATTTCTGACATTATTTCTTTTTCTTTAGTTTTCAATACCATGACTATATCCATAGTATTCCAACTATCTTTATTCCTCACTCCACACTGAGATGAGGAAATTCCAACTATAAAAGGCATTATTCCTTTATCTCTGGAATAATTAAATCCTTTTCTATGCGGTTTATCACTCAACCATTCTTTCATTGCCTCTGCTTGAAGTTTAAAAGTATCATACCATTTTGCATTTATTTCCGGATAAGTTCTTTTTAACTGACTCATCGTTAATAACTGATTAGTCTCTATAACAGATTCAAACATCAATCTTGAACAATTTTCTTGTTTTTTAGTTTCAACTGCATCCAAAGCCATAAATACCCCCAAATTATTAGAGTATTTATACTATCAGAAAAATGCCTCCAAACTGCTCTTTTTATTGAAATCATACTCAGAATTGCCCTTACGGAATGTCCAAACAGGTTCTATAAAGACACCACTCAATTCTTCAGCATTTGGTCTTGCCATCATACGCATACCAATCTTACCAACATAATTGGAGTCTGGTAATGCTGCAAAATGGTCTACCATGTCATCACAGAGATTCAATCTTACACCATTCTTTGCTCTAGGTTCAATGATATTAATCATCATGAAACCATTTTGACGAATTGTTGGCCATACCATTTCCGTCACTTTGAAGAAGAAATCATACTTCCAACGGTCAAATGAGTTATATCTTGACCATGATTGTTCGGACACTGCTGCTGTATCCGATGCATACTTCTCAGTTTCAAAGTATGGTGGTGAAGTGAAATACAAATCAAATGTATCATTATACAATGACCATTCTACATCTTCTGATGGTTTGCGCCATATTTTAACTGTTTTTTTACCATGACATTCAAAGTAATCTTCTTTTTCAATCAACTCAGGGGTACCACCTAGAATTTTTTCATATTCTACACACTGTTTCTTGTATACTTCAAACACATCTGGATTTGGGTCACAACCGACATACAGTTTGGTATTTGGTGTACCATAGAAACCAGCAAGTCTATCACCCCATCCACATGATGTATCAAGAACATTTTCTGCACGATGACGCTCATACAATGCTTTTGCAACTGATGGTTTGAATTGTGTTGCAGTATATGTACCTAATCTGAATCCTGTGCGAAATGCAGCATCATTGATACCACTATCTTCCATCACACCAGCTCTCCAGAAATGCCAGTTCATCTTTGCTAGTTTCTGTTCATTATACCATATTTCCATCGGTGAGTCAACTGAATTCGACCCACATTTCATACGATTTACTTGTTGGAAATAATCTGATATATCATTGTAATAATGTGTCTTATCAATTACACCCAATGGTTTGTCGGCATATTTGTATTTGTAATCATATCGTTCTAGCACAACATCAAACTCTTTGTATAATTTTTCCATTGATGTATTGTAGAAATCATGAAACAACCTACGCATGTCATCTTTTTTGATAATCTTCAATGGAAACTTTGTACCTGCCTTCATGATGAAACATGCCAATGAATCTCTGATATCATCTTTGCTGTGTTGACTGATAAGTTGTTCCCATTCTTCTTTTGTTAGAACAGGTATGTTTCTGCTATCTTGACGATAAGCAAAATAATTTATAATGCTAGTTAGAATCATACTTTGAAACCTCCAAACTTATCATTAGAACGTCTTTCACGGTCACCAAATGTGTTCAATGGTTTATCATCAACTTGACCTGAATCAACTAAATCATCTTGTGCTGACTGTTCTACATCATACAGTTTCATTTTAGCTCTGTCAATACCCACAACAAATCTTTTGAAATAAGTTGGGTCATTATATCGATTCTTTAGTTGCTTAATCATTAACTGATTCAATTGTTGCAACTCTTCGGTACTTATCAAAGCAAACATAAAGTCGGCAGTAGCAGGCAGACCAAACGATTCTGACGTATCTTCCAGACCTGGATCCGAACTTGTAAAGCCGCTTCTGGTCGTTTGTGTAGCAGAAACTATAGGAACTTCAAACTCAACCGCCAGACCCCTCAATTCTTCGGCAATAGCCTTAATATAAGAATAACTATTTACATTAGCACCTGGCTTGATTCTAGCACTTGCACAAATGTTAAGATAGTCAATGAATATGATATCAGGTTTGAAACTTTTCTTTAGTTGCAATTCATTTAACAATGCTCTAAAGTGTAGTGCAGATGCGGCAGCAGTAGGATACTCTTTGATGATTAACTTACC